TTGATGATATGCTAGAATATGATACTAGTGGGAAGTAATTTATGACATACGACTTTTCTTTTGCTCATTCTCCTGAAGGATTTGATAACCATATCAACGATAGTATTCGTGGTTATTCAAACCTTCTGGAAGACACTGTATCGTTCTCCAGGTACTTTGTAGAAGATCACACAAAAGTCGTTGATGTTGGGTGTTCAACTGGTAAACTTACCAAGATGATTATTGGTAACAACCCTAATCGTCAGTATACACATTATGTTGGTGTAGAACTTGCTGGTAGTTTCTATGATGACCTTGAGGAACGTCACACTGAAATTCGTAAAGAATATCCTGGTGCATTGTTAGAGTGGGTTCGTGGTAATGTTACTAACTATGAGTTCAAGAACTGTTCTCTAGTAACATCACTGTTTACTCTACAGTTTATGCCCAAGACCACTAGACAAGATACGATCAATAAGATCTATAATGGTCTCAATGAAGGTGGTGCATTTATCTTTGCTGAGAAGTTGATGTGTGAGAATGCATTCTTCCAAGAACTTCTTACCTTTAATCACTATGATTATAAGAGGAAGACCTTCAGTGCAGAACAAATCATGGATAAGGAAAAACAACTTCGTGATATGTTGAAACCAAATACATGGTCTGAACTAAGAGATATGGTGATGACTGCGGGGTTCAAAGACTGTCAGATCTTCTGGAGAAACCATCAGTTTGTTGGAGTAATTGCAATTAAGTAATGTGTGGTATTATTGGTGGATTTGATATTCCACAAATCGAAAAAGGTTTAAGCTCTATTATTCATAGGGGACCAGATAACCAACAGATTGTCCAAATGGAGAACATCTATTTTGGACATGTTCGTCTGTCTATCATCGATACAAGTAGTCAATCAAATCAACCATTCAAGTATGGTAATACTACTATGGTATTCAATGGTACTATTTGGAACTATCGTGAGTTAAGAAATGAGTTGAATATTGAAACAAAAACTTCAGGTGACACTGAGGTTCTTTGTGCTATATTGGATAGGTATGGTATTGATGGATTGAAGAAAGTCCAAGGAATGTTTACTATTGCATTCACTCAAGGAGACGGTTCTATCACCATAGTAAGAGACCGACATGGGGAAGTTCCACTTCATTACTCATTGTTGAGTGGTCTATTTCCATCATTCAGTTTCTGTTCAGAGATAAAGGGTCTTCTTGCCATGGGTGAGAATGGACAAACAATTAAAATGTTAGAACCTGGTTCTTATATTAAGGTTACTTCTGATTATAAGATTGAAGAGGGGTATTGGTATAGTATTAGAGACCACATTACAGATACGTCTACATGGAATTTTGATGAGTCTAAATCAATAGTTCATAGAGATATCACAATGGGTTCTCTTGAGAGAACTGTTGCTGATGTTCCTGTGGCATGTCTTCTCTCTGGTGGTATTGACTCTGCAATCACTACTTTGGTTGCATCAAAACATATTCCAAATCTAGTAACATATACTGCGGTTCATGATGAGAAGTCTAAAGATTTATTGTCTGCCAGAAAAGTTGCTAAATATTTGGGAGTTGAACTAAGAGAGGTCAAAGTAAAACCCCCTACTGTCGATGATATCAAAGATGTAATCAACACAATCGAGATGCCATACAAGGCTCAGGTAGAAATTGGTTACCCTTGTGTTCAACTAGCACAACGTATCCATGAAGATGGGTTCAAAGTGATTATGTCAGGTGAGGGTAGTGATGAACTCTGGGCATCCTATGGTATGAGTTATCACGGTATCAAAGACAAGGGTTGGACTGACTATCGTATTGGTTTATTCGGATCACAACATCGTAAAAATTTTACAAGATGTAATAAGATTTTTATGAAGTATGGTATTGAGTGTCGATTACCTTTCCTAAACACTCAATTAGTTGAGACTGCACTTGGTCTAAGTCAAGATATTGTCTGGGATGGTAAGTCAAGACCTAAAGCAATCCTTCAGGAAGCATTCAGAGATCAACTACCCGATGATATTATTGATAGGAAGAAGGTTGCATTTCAAGATGGGATGGGTATCAAGTCTTTATATGAAGATGTTGTTGAAACCCCAAAAACATATTACACTACACAGTATAAGAATACATTCACATGAAACTACCATATAAGTTACAAGATGTTTACGACGGTGAAGCTCAAGAAAAGTTTACCGTTATTTCTACCTTTGCAGGTGGTGGTGGATCATCTACCGGTTATCGTCTTGCGGGTGGTAAAATTTTGTGTATTAATGAGTTTGTAGAAGAAGCACGAAAGACTTACTCTGCAAACTATCCATCAACTCATATTGTTCCTGATGATATCAAACAGTTGGTGGGTGGGGACTTCCTCAAGATCACTGGTCTCAAACCCGGTGAACTGGATATCCTAGACGGTTCACCACCCTGTTCAGCATTCTCTGTGGCAGGGTCTATGTGTCGTGGTGAGGGTGCTAAACACTCTGATGGTTGGGGTAAGACGAAGAACTACTCAGATGGTAAAAAGGTTGAGAACATTGAAGACCTGTTCTTTGAGTTCATTCGTGTCGCCAAAGGTATTCAACCTAAAGTTATTGTTGCTGAGAATGTCAAGGGGTTGACAATTGGTGAGGCTAAGACTTATTATGCTAAGATTACTAATGCATTTGAGGAGATTGGTTATCTTGTTACATCAAAAGTAATGAGAGCTTCTTTTCATGGTGTTGGTCAAGGTAGAGAACGACTAATCTTTATTGCAGTTCGTAATGATATTGCAGATAAGATTGGTCTAAATGTTCTTACTGTATCTACATTGTTCCCTCCCACTTCATCCAAAGAAACTGTTATCTCCGACATTATTGATGGTGTAGAGAATGATCCTGAGGATGTAAATAGACTGACTGAACACATGTTGAACAGTAGTGTCTATCAAAGTGTGGTTAAGAAGATGCCAAAGAATCCCAAAAAGATTCTATCTGGTATGGACTATCATGAGAAGGGTCATTGTTTCAATACAAAGAGGGCATCATTCTTCAAAGCATCACCAACAATTACTGCGAGTGGTGGATTGATTCATTGGAATGAGGACAGAACTCTTACAGTTCAAGAACTCAAACGTATTCAATCACTTCCCGATGACTTCATTCTCACTGGTTCTCATTCACAGCAATCTGAAAGAGTTGGTAGAATGGTTCCTCCATTAATGATGAAGGCCATCGCAGAAAACATTTACAAAGAACTATTATCAAAACTATGAAAGACCAACCAATTACCGTAGAAGACTACAAAGAGCACAGTCAAGAGTTCTTTGATAAGTATTTCTATGTTGCCAAAGAACTTGGTGAAGGTGCTAAGGCAGAAGACATCCTTAAAATTATGGAGTCTCTTGCTGGTGTTATTATGAAGAAACGAGTTGAAACTAAAGTAGGTCCATTTGGATTCAATAAGAAGACTAACACACCAGATACAGAATAAATATTACAAAGAGTGAACCCATATGCTTTCTACTCAGTACAGACTCAAATTAGAATTCATCTGTAAGTGTATTGCCAATGGCGAAGAAGTAAAACTAGATGATATGATCTGGGCAGAGAAACTTGCTAAAGCAAATACATCTGCTAATGAGATGTTAAAAATGGCACGTCGTCAAATCACATATAAGATTGAAGAAGGTAGTATGGATGATTTTATGAATAGATTAGGTTTGGGAGACCCGGACCCAGCAAACCACAAGACAGGATTTGATAGTGCTGATGGATTTGTTCCTGGAATGATTAAAAGGAGGCAACGTGACTAAAAATCAAGGATTAGATTCAATTGGTCATATTGAAAAGAATGATTTAAATGATTTAATTGATAGTGCAATTGAAGAATTGATGTATATTGCTGTGGGTGGTCAAAACATGAAAGAGTATACTGACTCTGTTCTTTATATTAAAGATGTGCTTAAAAAATGTAAAAGTGAGGAGACAACGTGACTGAAGAAGACCCAATGATTAATTGGAGAAAGAAGATGGAACAGTATTGTAATGAAAAATGGGAAATCCGATTGTTACGTGAAGGTGCTACAAGTTCTACAACAGGTATGGGTTTGATGGCACTTAAATGTAGATACAAAAAAATTATGGGTATCAATGACTGAGTATGATTTTGGTGGACTTGAAAGACACCCGGCCAATATACTAAGATTGATTAGTGAGTTGGAAGGGTCGTATCAACTTTGTAAATACATGGGATTTGAGGATGACATGAACACTCTTGATGAAATGAAAAAACCTTACTATAAACTTTACTTTAAAACGAAAAGGGAGTACGATTCAAATGGATGACTTTAATGTACCAGGAAAATCAACTGAGATAACTCATGAAGTTGTAGATATCATAGTACAAACCCAACTAGATAATGTAACAAAAATTCTTGGTGGTAAACTTTCTCATTACACTGTAACTGACAAAACTACAATACACAAAAAATACGTTATTGAATATGAACACAATCACAAAAACCGAAGTTGAAGTTGTTGTACCAGAAGGTGCAGAACTAGTTGATGATGTATTTTATGTCTGGACAACACGTTATGGTATGTTCTCCAGTATGACTAAAGATGGTCGTAAAATGCTCACTGGAGCTGATAGAGAGAATGTAATCATTATGACTCGTTGGCATCTAAAGTGTGAACAGGAAGGCACACTACATCTACACACTAGAGTTGTTGGTGGTTCTTCTGTAGGAGTTGATTTGTGAAGTTTGATCTCTCAATGGAGGATTATACTATTATCCTCAATGCACTTCATTATTATAAGAAGGTGGAGAAGTATCCTAACTTCGCACACTTTGATGAAGAACGTATTAATAAGTTGAGAGACACTCTGGCCAAACAATTAGTGTGGGATCAGTGACTACACTTTTAAATTACACAGCAGCATTTTGGTCTGTAGTTATTATGAATTGTATTCAACCTATCAACTGGGAAGCATGTCTACCAGTACATGAATGGTTGATACCAAGTATTCAAGAGGGTGTTGAGATTTATCTCGACCCCTCTTCTGTGTATTCATCCGAACGAGAATATCTAGAGAATATAAATAA